CCAGCTCTCTCACTTGATCGTAGAATGATTTGATGTCCACTTCCTCTCTGGAGAGCATCTCAATGACAAGTCTAGTGTTTTCTTGAGTCTCTGGTTTTGTTTCTCCGATGATTGCGAGTGCGTCTCTCAGGAAGCCTTGGTGAATGTTCTTCCGGTGGGGGCTGATGGACTTGTCATCCAGCAGGTCGAACCCTTCCATGTAGTGGTTGAAGACCTTGTGGGGCTTGAACTGCACCTGAGACCATTTTTCGTGTGAGATCTTGTTGCACTCGTGCAGAGACGGGCATGCCCCCTTCTCATAAATGTTCCAGATCTCTGCACAGAGGTGGGGCACCAAGTAGATGGGAGGGAGCTGGCCCTCTTTGTCATAGTAAGCCAGAATGTAGGACTTGGCGAACTCGCCACGGAGTTCTCGCGCGGCTCTCCTATCCACGAACCGATGGGAAGTGCCGTATTGATACATCTTCAGGAGTCCTCCCTCCAGACTCACAATGGGGAAGTAGTGCATCTTCTCATGCCCGTACATCTCCATGATGTGCCTCTGGCGCATGACCGGGTCATTCTCCACTTCCCAGCCTGGTAGGCCATCCGAATAGGATCTCAAAAGCCTCACCACAGCCTGTGCCCAATGAGACACATGCGGGTGCTTCTTTTCTGTGTCCTTGAGTATTCTCTCCAGAAACCCTGAGTCGTTTGTTTGGGTTGGAAGAATCTCGAGCACCGTTCCCGCACACAGGGATTCCATCATCTTGTAAAGGCGAATCGCCTCATTCCCTAGCTCAGCATAAGCTCCCTCAAGAAGATCATCTAGGGCCTTGAACAACTGAAGGAAGCCCCCTGACCTTTTTCCTGGGCAGTCTTTGCTGAGCAGGATGTTCAGCAGGATAGAGAACCGGGATTCCACCTTATCAAGAATACTGATCAGCAGACTCTTTGGGATAATGATCCCCCCACCCGGGAATGCCCTCAACAGGATGAGCTCTTTGTGAAACTCAATGTCCCTCAGGGAATCCAAGGTGAACTTGCAGCCCAGCTCCACTGATTTGGCCTCGAGCTCGCGGTGCACGTGAAGAATGAACTCTTTCCGTCTGAAGGCCAGGTCAAAGTCCCTGTTTCGAGCCACATCCTGTACCCGTCTAGCAAACTCGCCAGGTTTGTATCCCGGGAACATGTCAGCACATGCCTTGGCTTGAAGTTCCAGCGATTGTGCCACTATATTCTCCCATTCAGTCCGGGTCTTTGGGCGCCGCTGCAGCCACCGATCACAGCTGACTAGAATTCTGTCGTACAGCCATTTCCCTACCACATGATCTCGCACGATACCTGTAGACAGGTTCTGGAAGCTGTTCGGATCTAGATGAGGAAATGAACGTGCTGCACATTCTTTGAACTCAGCATAGAAATTGACAATCTCTGGTGTAATGGCAGTGCTCAGATGTCGGTCGTATAAGTACGCACGTTCCCTCTTTCTGGGCTTCCTATCAGTGAGATCTAAGTCCAGAAGATTGAGGTCCAGGTCACCCATGGTGATGGTTGACTGGAGAATGTAATCTGTTCTCACTCGATTTAGAGAAAGATCCCCACAAGGCGCGGGGACGTCGAATGCCATTCGCAGTAATGGACTTGCTATATGTATAATTACTCTGCTGCTTTCTTCTTT